CCCCCCCCCCTATGAAGTCTAACCTTACAAGTTCCTTACACGGACTGGAATGATAATGATTCTCATTTAAGCCTAACCTTACAAGTAGCTTACATGGTAACTTTGTTACATAATTGTCTGTAACTATGTAACTTACGTGGACCTTACAAGGCCAGGTGTGTGGGACGATGTAGGACCCTATACAGCCAACCTATACTGTTAATCTATACAGTATCCAGCCACCTAGAAACTGTTACATACTGTTACAATTAAACTGTTGACAAACAAGCGAGGGATGCTACAATACACCAATGCCAAGCAATAACGCAAGGCAGTCAACCTAAAGGAAAACACCATGAAAGATATCATCCTAACTATCATTGTCTTTGCCTTGATCGGCATCTTGTTAGGCCTAGGTTTCTGACACTATGCAGACTGTAGGATTCTATGTTAGAGTCCTATGGCCTGCACTGTGCAGGGTAGCTTGATCGGCTGACAGGTCACACACTGAGGAATCATCATGTCTAAGACTTTCAACGGCTATAAGAACTGGAATCATTGGAACGTATCTCTTTGGATCAATAACGATGAAGGCCTCTACCGAATGGCTAAAAATTTCATTGAACGTTATCCTCGTGTAGGACGTGCTAAGCAGGCTTCGCTTATGCTTGAACGGTTGCAAGACGAAGGCATCACAAAAACACCCGATGGTGCACCCTATAGTGTCTCTAGCATCCGTGCTGCAATGGTGGGGATGTAATCATGTATCAAGTACAATTCATTTCAAGTGGTATCGTGGCCTTTAGTGCTAATGAGCGTGCTATCTGCCAGCATTGGTACAATTGTAATAACTTTGAAGAGGATAAACCTTTGATTGATCCCGATACAGGGGAGATTGTGCCTAATGAATGGATCAAGGGGGATTGTCTTAACTTGTTTGTCTTGAAGAAGGTTAAATGATGTGGCCGTTTAAGTACGTTAATGGTGTACAAACACCTGAAAGTGTAACTTTGGAGACAGCTAAACAGCCTCCACCGTTGACACAATGGGAAATATGTCAGCAAACCAATCCAGAGGATGCATTACTATGAGCGATAGGAGCGAATGGAAATGAAAACATTGGTATACACTTTTGAGGATGATACTATGGGTGTCCCTCTAACTGTAGAGGCAGAATTAGTAGACTGGCAAAGTAATGAACCACCTACTATCATCCTTCAAGAGATTTCACATTGTGGGAAGCCTGTGATGTTCTGGTGTTTGAGTGAAACCTACAAAGACAGGCTAATAGATAAGGTATTCCAGCAGTGGTGCCTTGAGGGGATCAAGAAATGAGTCATAACCCTTATATGATCTTTGGATTTATCATTGTCTGCTACGCTATAGGACAGTGGATAGATTCATAAATGCCTCTACGGAATCTAAAGATGCCTTAGCAAGGCCCTTAAAAGCCTCTTGGAGCTGTTTATTTCATCAAGTCCATGTCAGGAAGGGTCCAAGGCTTCAAAAGGCGTTGTTAGATGGCTCTATAAATTAGAGTCAAAACTCTAAAATAATTGTTGCATTTTTGTGCATCATATGATACAATATATGTGCAACAATTTTATAGGGGAAATTATGCGTAAAGAAATGGATCGTTTTGTTGAAAAAGTGCAAAAAGGCGAAGACGAAAACGACTGCTGGGAATGGGTTGCGGCTAAGTATCGGGGAGGCTACGGGCACTTCAGATTGAAAGTGGATGGAAAGTGGAGGATGGTCAAGGCCCACCGATACGCCTACGAAGCGTTTAAAGGTCCTTTAGAGCCGACTTTGCAGGTGTGTCATACCTGTGATAACCCTTCATGCGTAAACCCTGCTCATTTGTTTGCAGGAACAGCAAAAGAAAACGCACAAGACAAGGTTAAAAAAGGAAGGCAACACGTCTTTAGGAACCCAAAACATAAGTTTTTAGATAAAGAAACAGCCGATAAAATGAGAGAAGACTACTCAAACGGAATGAAACAAGCAGAAATTTGTATTAAATATGGACACAGTAGGGCACAAGTAAGCCGTGTTGTGAACAATCAAATCTGGAAATAAGAAAGCGAGGAACCCAAAATTCGTTGTACGTGCTGTAATAAAAGACTGTCGGACTATGAGACAACCCTCAAACACGCTGAGACAGGGGAGTACCTCGATCTGTGCATGGGATGTCTGAGTGAGATTGCTCAAGATGTTCCCATGCCTGTGAGAGCACGTAAAGACCTTGTTCACAGTATGGACATTCAAGAAGAAGTTGACAACTTGGATGAACTGGAGTACAATAAATACTTTAAAGACAACAAGGAAGATAAAGACAACTATTAATGTAAATAATATTATAAGTATATATATATATATATATTAAATATATCTTATATGTACTTATATATCTTATAAAATACTATATAAGCTATGTAGTATACTTATAAGTAATGGTATCACATTTCTGTCTACTTGTACATAGGGGTTAACCCTTAAAGGAGCACATGATGGCTGAACATGATTGGGAAGAAGCAGCATACTGGTGGTCTATCAATGATGTTTGTGAACTTATCCGTCAATATGGGTACACTAAAGTACTCATAGATATAGATAAGTCATTAAAGACTGACGAACTTGAAGTAGAATTAAAACGAATTGAAGGTGATACAGAATGATTGTGTCTATAATTCTGTTTGTCTTAACACTTGTGAAGGTTACATTAAAGTGACTGAAAGGAATGTAAAATGAGTAAACTAGCATGGAATATGTGTCTGAATAACGCTGCTGTTACTTTACAGTTCTATTGGTTTGGAGAGGAACCGGAGTGGGATGACATGGAAGTGGTAGCGTTTATGCCTACAGCAGGTAATCCTAACGTCAAGATATACGTTGATGTTGCTGATGTTCTGTCTGATGATGATTGGAAAAAGATTGAACATGAAATCTATTGGAATGAAGACAAACTGAAGCAACAGGCTATGGATCAGGAGTATTGACATGAGCATCAAATCACGAAGTGATGTAGAAGCAATCAGCCTCTACGAGGCGTCGAAGCAGGCGCTGGAGGCGTTGAAGAACAGTCAATACCGCCTTGCTGAGTATGGCTATCAAGCAATGCAAAAAACGATTGACGGCAACAAGCAAGCCCTCACCACCCTTCGCACCGCCATCGAGCAAGCAGAGAAGCGGCAGCCGTATCGGGTTGAGCAAGACTTGTACGGCGAGGAAATCAAGCTCTACACCACCCCACCCGCAGCACCTGTGCAGGAGCCGGTGGCAAAAGTAACGCTCGGTACGAATGAGGCGCTGCGCGTTACAGCCGATGGAGAGTTCATATGGCACCCTGAAGCAGACGCAATGATTGAGGAAGGCGACTTCACATCAAGCCCTGCAATGCGACATATTTTGCGAGCCTTGCGTGCAGCACAGCGGCCCATGGTGGAACCACATAAATGGGTTGGGCTTACGGAAGATGAGCAAGACGAGCTTGTCTATAGCGTCTATGACTTGCGGACGCGGATGGAACTGGCCATCGGCATCGAAGCCAAATTAAAGGAAAAGAACACATGAGTGCCGCGCTGAAGCTACAATCGAGATTCCTAAAGCACATCCCATGTGACCATTGTGGGAGTTCTGATGCAGGGGCGCTCTACGATGATGGGCACACCTACTGCTTTAACTGTCAGACGACAGAGCAGGAGAATACTATTGAGGAAAGGTCAGTTATGAGGGATGCAGTAGCGCCCAAGGCACTAGATATTCGGGGACAGATCAAATCTATCCCTGATCGTGGTATCAACCGACAAACCTGTGAAAAGTTTGGAGTAACACAAGATGACACAAAGCAATACTACCCCTATACTGACGAAGGAGGAATTATTGTCGCTGTTAAATCACGCACTGTGGAGAACAAAAGTTTCTCGATTAACGGAGACTTCAAATCAGCAGCTCTATTCGGTCAACATCTCTTCCATTCAGGTGGGAAATACGTCACAGTATACGAGGGAGAACTTGATGCACTGGCAGGATACCAACTTACAGGCAGTCAATGGCCTTCTGTCTCAATTAGGAATGGCGCACAAGCGGCCTTGAAGGACTGCAAAGCACAGTATGAATGGCTAAATAGCTTCGAGCAGATTGTCATCTGTTTTGATGCTGATGAACCCGGTCAGAAGGCTGCTAAAGAAGTCGCTGAACTCTTTGGTCAGAAGGCCAAGATCGTTAAGCACAAGTCAGGATATAAAGATGCTTGTGACTATCTGAGTTCAGGGGCTACGAAGGAGTTTGTCAACGAATGGTGGAAAGCAGAAGTATATATTCCGGACGGTATTGTTAATGCCGCTGACCTCTGGGAAGATATCTGCAAGCCCGAGCCTAAGGCAGAGGCTGTGTACCCTTGGGAAGGCCTTAATAAGCTTCTGTACGGGCTTCGTAAGGCTGAGCTGATTACAGTCACTGCTGGATCAGGGTTGGGTAAGAGTCAATTCCTGCGGGAGATTCTTTATCATCTGCTGAAGACTACAGACTGGAATGTTGGTGGTCTGTTTTTGGAAGAGAGTACTCGTAAGACTGCACAAAGCATTATGAGCCTTCACGCTAATAAGCTGCTGCACTTGCCTGACACTCCAGTTACAACTGAGGAACTTAAAGATGCTTTTGACGCTACTCTTGGCACTAACCGTGTCTATTTGTTTGACCATTTTGGTAGTTCAGATGTGGACAACATCGCCAACCGAATCCGCTACATGGCGAAAGCTTGTGACTGTCGTGTGGTGTTTTTGGATCATATCTCAATTGTGGTTAGCGGCCTCGACAATGGTGACGAGCGTAAAGCAATTGATGCTATGATGACTAAACTACGGACACTGGTACAGGAACTTGAAGTTACTTTGATCTGTGTATCGCACCTTCGGAGACCACAAGGAAATGCAGGACATGAAGACGGACAAGCAGTTTCATTATCTCAGTTGCGAGGAAGCGGAGCAATTGCACAGCTTAGCGATGCAGTCATTACACTTGAACGAAACAGTATGGCAGAAAACGAATCAGAGCGGCATAAAACACGAGTTGCTGTCGCAAAGAATCGCTATAATGGATATACTGGACCTGCTTGCGAACTCCAATATATTAAAGAAACGGGACGAATGATTGAAATGAAGGATGAGCCTCTTTAAGGCGAATGGAAAGGAAGCACTATGAAAGTTCGTGTAAAAGAAAGTCTTGACTGGTATCGTGATAGGGTGTATGCTGTGCAGGTTCAATATATCCCTTTTACTCCTTGGTTTAAAAAGGCAGACTTTAGGTCAGAGGCGGAAGCTCTGCAAGCTGCTCGTGTTGTGAAATATCCTCTTATTCGGGAGATCGCATGAGTCAATGGCATGGTGGCAAAGGAGATGCACCACGAAAGCAACAGGATCAGAAAGCCTATGATGATGGGTGGGATCGTATCTTCGGAAACAAAAAAGAGAAACCTATCAAGGAAGAACCTTTAGAGAAGGATGAATGTAATGACTAGAGAAGACATCATCCGCATGGCGCGGGAGGCTGGGTTTGTTG